GAGGTCGGCGCGAAGGTGATCTTCACCTCTACCTGCAAGGCGTGTGACCCGGAGACGGCGTACGGCGCGGCCAAGCTCATCGCCGAGCGCGCCGTGATCAACGCCGGCGGCGTTGTGATCCGCTTCCACAACATCCCTGAGTCCTCGGGAAACGTCTTCCGGTTCTGGGAGTCGCTGCCCGAGGATGCGCCGATCCCGGTGACGGACTGCTGGCGCTACTTCACCCCGCTCGACAAGGCGGTGGAGCTCCTGCTCGACGCCCCCTCGCTCCCGACCGGGCGCTACTGCGTCCCGCCGGGCGACCCCGAGTGGATTCCGCGGCTCGCTCGCCAGCTCTACCCCGACCGCGAGCGGGTGAAGATCCCGCGGCGGCGGGGAGATCGGCGAGCCGAGCCCATGTACGCACTTTGCGAGTCGGGAATCGAGCACGGGCGCTGGCTTCGGATCGTGAGCGCGCACGATCCCATGGTCATGAGCCGATAGGAGCCAGCGATGGCAACTGGCATAGCTTCAGGTCAGGCCGACGCGATCCTCGACGCGTACTGCCGCTCCGTCGCCTACTCCGACCCGGCGAGCTTCAACGTGAAGCTGCACACCGGAGATCCGGGCGCCGCAGGGACAGCGAACGCCGCTGGTGAGACGACCCGCAAGGCGGTGACCTTCTCGGCCGCATCCGGCGGGTCGATCACCAACTCGGCGGCGATCACCTGGACGAACGTGTCGACGACCGAGACGATTTCCCATGTCTCGTTCTGGTCGGACATCTCGGCAGGGACGTTCCTCGGGTCGGACGCGCTCAACACCCCGCGCTCGCTGACGGCCGGAGACACGTTCGAGATCGCGGCCGGTGACCTCGACATCACCCTCGGCGCAGTAGCGAGCTAATGGCGCGCTGCTCCGTCGCAGGCCGCACCTCGGCGGTGCCGACTGCGGTGCGTGGCCCGAGCGTGTACGCGACCGCGGGTGTACGCCCGCGCATCCGTGAGATCGGGGTGTTCAATACGACCTCGACGGCGTGCGCGGTAGGGGTCGCGGTTGCGAGCGCAACGGGTACCCAGGGCGCAGGACTGACCGAGAAGTGCGAGAGCGATCCTTCGCACACGGTCATCGCGACTGGGTTCAACACGCACACGGCAGACGCGACGATCGCCGTCACCGTGCGTCAGGCTTCCCTCGGCGCGGCGGTCGGTGCGGGAGCGATCTTCGTCTTCGGCGAGGACGGGCTCGTCATCGACTCGGCCACGACTAACGGCGTCGTCATCATCTGCCCCACGGGAACGGGGCAACACCTCGACTTCTACATAGTATGGGATGAGTGATGCGTGTCGTCTGCGAGCAACATCGCGACGGCATCCCCGACGAGCACGTAACCGTCATCCCGGCGCTCAAGCGCGAGCCAGCTAAGGCAACTCTCGAGCGCAAGCTCGCCGGCGCCGAGTACCGGGGCTGGACGGTCGAGCGCACGTCCGAGACGGAGTTCCACGTCTGGAAGGAGTACGTCGACGGCGACGGGACGCCGGATCGCCCGCACCGCAAGGATCGCTACTTCCGACTGGAGGCCTAGATGGCCGTCACCAACCTCGGTGACCAGGCGGCCACCCGTACGGACACGAGCGACCCGTACAACATGGCGATCACCGTCCCTGCGAACACGCGGGGGATCGTCGTCGGCCTGAGCCACGGCACTTCGAGCACCGATCACGTCTCGTCGGTCAGCTTCGACAGCGTGACCTTCACGCGCGTCATCCGCGCGACCGACACCGCGACCGAGCCGGGCGACGCGATCCTCTATTTCGGGGCGAAGGTCGGCGGCACCTTCACCTCCGGGGCGGGCACGCTCGTCATCGACCTCGCCTCGGCGACAGGCGACGACATCCACATCAACGTCTGGTACGTCGGGAGCGACCTGAGCCTCGACCTGGAGGTGATCGCCTCGGGCTCGATCTCCGAGAACGCGGCCAACCCGACCGTGACCCTCGCGAAGGGTGGGCGCTCGGGCCTCTGTGTCTGCCAGATGTACGGCGGCGGTGCCGCGCCGGGCGGCACGCTCGCCACCGGGAACACGCTCGACGGCACGGTCGATCACGGAGCCTTCTACTCGCAGGCCTGCCACGAGACGACCATCGACACCGACGACCATACGATCGGCTGGTCGACGCTCGGCACCGACGACCTCGCGTTCGTCGCCTGTTGCGTGGGCGAAGTCGAGTTCCCGGCCGCGCTCGTCGTCGCGCCCCTTGAGTCGCCCGGCTGGAGGCGCTTCCGGCGATGAGCACGCGCGTCCGTTGGCCGCCGCCCTCGCACCAGCGCCGACCGCTGCGGCAAGTCTCGCTCAACGCCCAGGGGCTCGTCCCCACCGCTGGCCCGCAGACGCACTACGGCGCGGCTTCGATGGATCTCTCGGTCGGCTACACGGTCGCGGGGTTTGCGAAGAAGTGGGGCGTCTCTGCCGTGCCGCTCACGATCTCCTACACCGCGGCAGGCTTTGCGCTCAAGCGCTCGAGCTCGACGGTGCCGCTCACGATCACCTACGACTCGGCCGGGCTCGCCAAGAAGGTCGGCTCAGTCACCTTCCCGCTCACGATCTCGTACGCGGCTGCTGGTCGGATGACCGCGCTCGGCTCGGCGACCTTCCCGCTCACCCTCACAGTCGCGTCCAGCGCCCGCGTGGGGGCACGCGGGTCGCTAGCCCTACCGCTGACCCTCGCCTACGTCACGGCGGGATACAAGCGCACACAGAGCTCCGTCACGCTCCCGCTGACGATCTCCTACGCGACGGCGGGCGCTGTCAAGCTGCTCGGCTCGGCGACCTTCCCTCTCACGATCTCCTACGACTCGGCGGGAGGAGCCAAGAAGACAGGCTCCGTCACGCTCCCGCTGACCGTCTCGTACGTCACGGCGGCGATCGCGCTCAAGAGATCAAGTGCGACGTTCCCGATCACGTTCACCGCCGTCTCGCAGGGCAAGGTCGGGGCGTTCGGCTCGGCGACCTTCCCGCTGACGCTCGGGATCACCGCGGCAGGCTTTGCGCTCAAGCGCTCGAGTGCCACGCTCCCGCTCGTTCTGGACGTCGCTACCGCCGCCCGACTCAAGCTGCTCGGCTCGGCGACCTTCCCGCTCGTCATCGGCTACGTCACCGAGGGGCAGATCGGGTCGGCGCTGATCGTCGTGCTCGGACACTTCGACGAGCCGACGCCGGCGGGGCTCCACTTCGACGAGCCTGCACTCGCAGCCGCCCGCTTCGATGAGCCGACTCCAGCGGCGGGGCACTTCGACGAGCCGACGCCCTCGTGAAACCGATAGGCGAAGCCGATGCCTGACATCCTTCAGTGGTACGTCGGCAACCGCGACCCGTCGATCACCGAGACGCTGACGGTCGGTGGTGTCGCAAAGGATCTCACGAGCTCCACCGTCAAGTTCAAGGCACGCGAGGTCGGCTCGGCGACGCTGCTTATCGACGCGGCTGCCGTGATCGTCAACCCGACCGCAGGGACGGTGCGGTACGACTTCTCAGCCGCCGACGCCTCGACCGGGCTCCTCGCGGCGGCCCGCTCGGCGCTCGTCTGGTGGGAGGTCACGACCTCCGGCAAGACGCAGGACATGGGCGAGGCGCTCATCCAGATCCTCCCCCACTCGGAGGCGCAGAACTACGTATCGCTCGAGGCCTTCAAGCACACCCTGACGCTCGCCAGCGAGACGTTCGCCGACGCCGACATCACCGTCGCGCTCGCGGCTGCAAGTCGGGCCGTAGACCAGGCTGCGGGGCGCCGCTTCTACGCCGACGCGACCGCGTCCAACGTGCGCTACTACACCCCTGCCGACTCCTGGCGACTGGCGATCGACGACGTGGTGACGATCACGAGCTTGAAGACGGACGACGCCGGGGACGGTACGTTCGAGAACACCTGGACGGTGAACGTCGACTACGTCGCCGAGCCACTCAACGCCGCCTCGGACTCCGAGCCCTGGACGCATCTCAGCGTTCACCCCTCGGGGAGCTACACCTTCCCCAGCTACCCGCGCTCGGTCGAGCTCACCGGGAAGTTCGGCTGGCCATCGGTTCCGGCCGAGATCAGGCAGGCGACGACGATCGCAGCGCACCGGCTCCTGCGTCGAGCGCGTGAGGTGCCATTCGGGGTCGCCGGGATCGGGCTCGACGGCTCGGCGGTCAGGATCGTGAGCCAAGACCCCGACGTGGCAGCACTCGTCGCGCCCTACTCGCGCGCCGTCCTCGTGGCCTAGATGGCGACGATGGCGCAGATCCGCGAGGGGCTCGCGGCCAACCTGGAAGCGATCTCCGGCATCCAGGTGTCGGCGTACATGCTCGCCTCGCCGACGCCTCCGGCTCTGCACGTCATCCCCTCCGAGATCGCCTACGACCGAGCGGGTTCGCGCGGGCTCGACCTCGTGCAGATGACCGTGCAGGCGTTCGTCGCCCTGGGCTCGGACATCGGGGCGCAGGTGGCGCTCGACGAGCTGCTCGCTCCCTCGGGCGCCCGCTCGGTGAAGGCGGCGCTCGAGGCGAGCCCGACGCTCGGCGGCGCCGTGCAGGACGTGTGGGTGTCGGCGATGTCGGGCTACAACGTCGTGACCATCCCCGACCGGGGGCAGATGCTCTCGGCGGACTGGACGGTTCAGGTGCTCTCCTGAGCCGATAAGGGAGGCAAAGCATGGC